GAAGGCGAAGAAGGCGTTCCAGAGGAGCAGTTGGGCGCTGAAGAGATGGAAATGCCTAAAGAGGAATCAGACGAATCTGGTGAGGCTCCAGCGCCTGATGAAGCCGAAGGCGTACCAATGAAAGCCGAAGCCAAGCAGGAGCCATCAGGTGCCGTTCGTCAGCCCAAGAAGTAAACGGGTCACGAAGAATGTAAAGCCCATCGACCCTCAACTCCTCAAGGATGTTGATGCGATGGCTGCTCCCTATCGAGAAGCAATGATGGGGCTTGACGCTGTAGTCCGTGAAGCCGCCCGCAGAATCGGTGACGGAGCAGATGCCCTTGCAACTTTCCAGACGCTTCTCTCTGACGCCGTTGTACAGCACCTCTCAGCGCAGATTCCAAGCGCCACTGGTGTTATGTCAAGACAGGCGTTTCGAGCCGCTGTACGGGCAATCAAGGACCTCCCAACGGGTTTAAGCATCGCTATGTCCTTCGACAAATCAGACCCGAGGGCAATTGCTTGGGCAAGACTTCGTGCAGGCAAGATGATTGTCCAGATTCAAGATGAGCAGTTGCAAGCAATCCGCCAAATCATCTCCAATGCGATTGCTAATGGCGTCACCGTTCCTCAGGCTGCAAAGCAAATCGAGCAGGTTGTCGGTCTCCACGACCGCTGGCAAAGAGCCGTCAACAACGCCTATGAGCGTGATGTACAGCGTTTTATTGCCGAAGGGGTCAACTCTGAGCGGGCAGTCACTATGGCTCAGCAGAACGCCGCAAAATACCGCCAGAAGTTAATTCGTGCCCGTGCCCGCAACATTGCCCGCACCGAAGTGATGGCTGCACAAAACCAAGGCACCCTTCTCTCGTGGCTTCAGGCAGGCGAAAAAGGTCTCATCAATCTTTCGTTGACCAAGAAGGAATGGATGGCTGGACCATCTGGCTGGAAGGGAATCAATGTGTGCGATTTCTGTGCCCCGCTGAATGGACAGCAAGTTCCCGTGACAGCACCTTTCGATAACGGTCTTTTGGCTCCCCCTGCACATCCTTCGTGCCGTTGCCGCATGATTCTGGTCCCGCCCGAGGTTTGACATGTTGAAACTCATCGCCACAAACGGAGAGATGTCTCTCTTCCAAACAGGGTTTACGACCCTTTACGCCGATTACGAAGCACTCGCCGAAACATTTCCGTCTGGTCACATTGTTGACGAAGAGGGCAATCTCATCGATGTCCCAAACCTCTATGCGTTGCTCAGGTTGCCAGATTGGGCGATTATCGCCGACCCAGATGAGGAAGTGGGAAAAGGACGAAAGCGCCAATTTGCTTCCCGTGCTGAAGCAGCCCGTTACGCCGCTCAAATCCGCTGGGGCAATCGGACCCCTGATGCGAGCGGTCCAAAAAGTTTGCCGTCAAACCCGCTGCCAGTAGCAGCCACAAACGACATCAACGAAGCAATCATGACTGGCGCCCCGTATGCGCCGTTTCTTCCTGAAAACCTCCCTCCAGACATCAAAGCCGCTTTGGATGAAATTGCCGTTACTGAACGAGCAGGGCTTATGGGCAATTCTTCATCTACCGCAAAGCGGATGCTCACCGAGCATTACATGACTCATTTGGACCCTGCTTTGTACTCTCCCGAAACCTTGACTGAGATGAACAAGACTTCCAATTACTACCGTCAGTTGTCTGACAAGAGTTGGGTAGGAGACCAAAGGCGCAGGGAAGTAGCCGAATCCATGGCGGACCTGACCATTAAAAGAGTCCACGAGCGCATTTATGTCACGGACAGAATTGGTGACCAAGAAGCATTGGACTACACCAAGGGAATGGTTGCCTCGCCAAAGGTCAGCGTTGCCGTTGCAGTTCACGCTGGGAATTTGAACTCAATTCTCGACAAAGGATTTTCAACACAGTTCGAAACTCAAGAATCTGGCGGCAGTTACATGCCGAGTTACAGAGCCGCTTACGAAGCAGCGACATTTGCTACACACCCAGCAACTCTTGCTAACCGTCGACCCATCTATGCGAATCTTCACCCCGTTGGGGTTCAGTCGGTTTTTGCAAATCGAAGCGAGCAATACGGTCAAGTTCAATTGGTTGTAAAAAAATCGGTTCACGATAGAGCGACATTCACAGTTCAAGATTCTCTTGGGTCCAATCGAACCCCAGCATCTGTGAAGGGTCCAATCACGGTCGGACAAGCGTCTCCCAATGCCACTAAGGGTTTTAGCCGACAATACGAACACCCTGCAGACAAACCAGCACTCGCCGCCAAAGGTGAAAAATACAGTTATGCCGAAGCGCAAATTCACCAAGGGCTATCGGTCTCCGACATTGCTTATGTGACGCTGCCAAAGGGATACAAATTGCCTACTGGTGCTGCAGCAAAACTTAAAGAACTGGGCATCCCTGTTAAGCGCACGGTCGGCAACGAAATCATTGAAGATTCAGCAATTGCCAAAAGCGTTGACATTCATGACACGATTGGTCGAATCTGGGAAGCCGTCGATTCACTGGTCGTAGAAAAAGGACGCAAGCGCAAGTTCTCAACCCGAACAGAAGCCGCCCAATACGCAGCCCGTATCCGCTGGGGCACAACATCTGGTGAGTCAACCACCGAAAAGCCACACATGAAGGCGATGCGAGAAGAAGCAGAAGCCCTCCGTAGTGAAATGTTCCTGTTGAATCAATCGGTCAGTTTCGAGAACATGCAACGGTCCAGCCCTGCCAGCATCAAAAATCCAAAAGCCAAAGGTGCTTGGACCGACGAAAAAGGCGACATTCAAATCAACACCGCAAACGAAGAAATGATTCCCTCACCAAAAGTCGCCGATTTGAATGACCGTGTCATTGCTTTGGGCGACAAAATGAACATTGAAGCCGTAGCCCGAGTGAAACAAAGAATCGCCGACGGGACCTTGGACAAAACAGACAGAGAAAAAGTCCACGACGCTTATGCGAAGGAAATGCAGAATGTTGTAGCCGAACTTCGTCCTTGCGGTGGTGTCATCGAATTCAACAGAGATACGCCTTTTACAATGGTGACAAGCCCAGTGGCGTTTCAAGACACCATCCCAGCATTTTCAGCGGTCGGGAAAATCATGCCAACCGATTGGATAAACGCCACAAAAGACAAAGGATTGCAAATCAACTCTCATGTCGGCGTTACAAACGGCTCTTTCAGTATCCCCCCAACAGGTTCAAAGCCAATCATCAACATCCCAACACTCGGAACAATTCAAGGACGAGGAGAAGGGACCAACCTTCGAGTTGTCGGGCACGAAACACAACATTTCGTCACCCACTACCGTCCCTCCATTGCAGCCCTCGAAGTGGCTTTCATGACCCACCGAACCACAGGGTTTGACATCTCTGGCAAGAACTCTTCTCTTACATCCCGAGTCAGGTCAACAAAGCGTGACGCTCGAGGCTTGGCATCTACCCAAGGGAAAAAGGAAACCATCGAAATCGACTCAGACGCCTTCTCAAACTTGTACAGCGGACGCCGATACGACAAGGCAACCAGAAAAACGGGTCTTTTCCGAGATGTCGAAAACAACAGCCGATACCCTGCCTTTGAGTTAATGACCACAGGATTCGAACAAGTTTTGAGTGGCAACCGAGACAACTTTGACAATGACTACATGGGGTTTGTTTTGGGAGTGATGGCAACAGCATGAGTCTGGTCTGGGAGTTCCAAGTTGACGGCGTTTTCCACGAAGCCGAATGGTCCAACGGGTCCATGCGATGCACCATCCCGACGGTCCAACCCATCGTCGACCGCCTAATCGCCGAGGGCTACAAACTTCCATGTGGGTCAGGCGTCATCATGGTCGAACCCAGTCTGGATAACGAAGCGGGCGCTTACGCCGTCATCTCTGAAGCGGTGTTTTTGGTAGCCGATTTCCAGACAATCCTGAAACCACAGACCGATGTAACCATTGGCGATGATTTGATTTTCCCCGATGCGAACGACATTGAGAAAGCCACTTTCGGCGGCGACCGCTCGGCTGCTGCTCAATACGCTGCCAGAGTCCGCTGGGGCAATCGAGGCAAAGGTCAGTTAACTGACGAAGAATTCGTTGCCCAGATACAAGGCGAGGTACAAAGCATTGGTGACGACATGCGTACTTTGCTGGGTGAAGATGAAAACGGTCTTATGAATGAGCCAACCGTGGGTGTATTTACTTCAATCGACGAAATCGACAATTCCAAGGTGCTTTGGGAAAACGCAACTACAAACGAATTTGAGGCAAGCCCGCAACTCGCTGAATTGCATGACAGAACTTTGGAAGTTGGATGGCAGATAACTGAACGAGCAAGAATTTCGGCAGACAAACGAATTTCCGAAGGCGATTACACAAACCTCGAAAAAGAGAACATTCTGGCTGAAGAGGAAATGAAACTGGTTGGGATGATTCGTCCCGTTGGTGGGGAACGACTTACAGAATTTGGAGGCGTGTCTCCTAACAGCGAATTTGGTTCCATGGTGGGTGATGTCTCACAGAAGTTCCCAGACGCTTGGACAGCAGACGCTAGAACTTATTACACATCAAAAGCGTCTTTGGAATTTCAAGTCGCCGAGGGTGGCGGTCCACATGCTGGAGGCTCTTTTGGTCGAAGTGGAAACAAACATCGAATTCAACTCCTTTTGTCAGAGGACGGTGATTTCGGTGAAAAGGTTGCCATTTCTCACGAAATGGGTCACTTAATGGACACAGTTAGACCAAGTGCCGTCACTTTGAGCCATGGATTTATGGCATACAGAACAAGAACAAGTTCGACGGGGCAGAGCAGGTCGGGAGAAACATTGTCATCCCTTACTCAAACCACACCACGGAAAAAAATGTTGAGAGACAGCACTGAGGATGGTCACTTTATGAGTAGTTATGCGGGTCGCAAATACACAACTAATGGCAGAGGAAGAACAGAATCATCCGAAATTCTCACCATGGTGTACGAATCAATTATCGGCGGACGGGGATACACCCCCGATAAAGAGCATCGTGCGTTCGCTATCGGTGTTTTGGCGGCGGCATGACACTGACATTTAATTTCATGTTCGACAAAGAAAGTCATTCTGTCGATTGGTCAGACGGGAAAATCGTCAGTACCTCGGAAGAGATGGCTCAGCAAATCAAAACTGTTCTTGAGACCCAAAAATTAGTTCCTTTCATGACGGCAACAATCATGGTCCCTGCAACTCTTGACAACGAACAGAGCGCCTACGGCGTAATCACCTATGCGATTGAAGAGATTGCGGATTATGGTTCAGGAAAATACCCGTTCGTCGACATTCGTGATGACCAAACAGATTTTTTGCCTGATGGTCAACTGTCCCGTTTCGAGGACATGGACAAAGCCAAGCAGTCGTTTGGCGGGGACCGTTCCGCCGCTGGTCGTCATGCTGCTCAAGTTCGCTGGGGCAACCGAGGAACAAAAACAGAATCTCCGTCTGAATCTCGCCGAGCGGTCATTACACAAGTTGGCGAATTTTATGAGAGAAAAGGCGAAAGAAACGAGCAAGTCAGAAGCGGCGATTTTGAGTTCATTACAGAAGATGGCGACAAGGTCCAACTTCGTGCTTCTGGAAACAGAGACTATGATAAAGAACCGAATTGGTTACCGCCCGCTTTGGCTGATGACCCAAATTTCACGCCTGAATACAGACTTGGAGTTCAGAGTGTCCGAGTTGACGCTTATGTCAATGGGCAAAAGATTGGGTATCTCGATGCGAACGAACTGAAACTGCACGGCAGAAGTAAAAATTTGACTGTTGGAAAGCCAACTGGAGAGGTTGAAATCACCCACATTGCTGTCACTGACGGTTGGAAACGCAAAGGTATCGCCACGGCGATGCTGACCGCAGCGGAGAAAATGACTTTCGAAGGGAAAAAGATTGTTCACTCAACGGCGCTAACGGATGACGGTTCTGGTTTTGCAGCAGCAGTCAAATCAGAGCAACTGGACAAAGCCAAACAATCTTTCGGCGGGGACCGCTCTGCCGCAGGGCGCCATGCCGCCCAAATCAGATGGGGTACAAAAGCCCCCGATTTTGACCCGCTCTCAGTCAAAGAGATGGGCACCAACGAAATGGAGCAATACCTAGATTCTTTGTATCCATTTCCTGAAGATGAGGATTACCCATTCACCTCGGGTCATGAAGCAGCAATCAAGGAATACACCGATGAAGGCTGGGCAATCAACGGCGCCCTGCGAGGGCAAGCCAACGAAGGTGTAGTCATTCGACCCTATTCAACGGTCGGTCAAATGGATTCCGCTTTTGATGCTGCAGGACCGATAGACAAGGCGATTGTTTTGCACCGTGGTTTGGACCTCAAATCCTTTACCGAGGATGGCAAGGCAACGATTGCTTTCTTCGACGGGATGAAAGTCGGTCAGTCCTTCAGCGACCCAGCGTTCGGTTCAACCACGGCAAGTTCCAAAGTTGCTAATGAGTTCGGCGCTAGAAGCCGAATCAGAATGAAAATTGTGTGTCCAGAAGGCAGCAAAGTCCTGCCCATCAACACAATGCTTGGCACCAAACATTCCTACGCAGGCGAAAAAGAGGTTCTCCTTCCCCGTAACACCCGTATGCGATTGGTCAAGAGACAAGTCGGCGAGTGGGAGAACATGGGTGGCGAGGGTCTCACATTGACCTTTGTGGTGGAACCAACTGGTGGAGTTCAAAAAGCCCGTGAGCGTCGTTTTGGGTCACGGTCTGAAGCAGCCCAGTACGCAGCGCAGGTCCGCTGGGGCAACCGAGGAGGAGAAACCCCAGCGTTCGACCCATCAACGGTTCCGCTTAGTTCAAGAGATGACGCCAACGCCGTTCTGGATGCGATGTACCCAGAAGGCTCAGTCGGCATTTTGAATGGCACTGAAAAGGGTGCAGTTGTCGAATACCAGTTGAGGGGCGGTTCGGTTAACGCTGAACTTCGTGACGGCAATGACAATATAGCCGTTGTGGGCTTCGTGGACCGTGCCTTTGAAGCAGCCGTACCGCTGCCAACGGACATGGTCTTTCACCGTGGACTCGACATCGCTCGAAACAGAGATGGCAGAAAAGCCGTTGAGTTCTTCCAACAAGTGCAAGTTGGCGAATCTTTCTCTGATAAAGGGTTCACATCAACCTCAACAGACAAACCGTTGGCAAAAAAATGGGGTTCAATTACTGGAGTACGCCTCGAAATCGTGGTCAGAAAAGGAACAAAAGTTTTGCCGATGAATCCTATTCTGGGTAAAAGAAGTATGCACAGGTCGGAACATGAGGTATTATTACCTCGTGGAAGAAAGTTCAAAGTGTGGGGAATCAGCGAAGAGCCAAACCTCTACAGCGGTAGAAACCGTCCCGAATACACACGAATCATTAAGGTGGTAATGGAATGAGCAAAGAAAACTTTCAATACGACGGGCTTCTCGGTCTGACATTCATTGATGAGAACGGCAACGAAATGCCCGCAGCCGATGCGATGAACCTCAGGAAAGCCGATTCCAATGATGAGCGTGACGCTGCTCGTCAGCGGTGGGCAGAACAACAAGAATCTTGACCGTCCTCTAGTACGGCTTTACTACGGTTGGGTCGGTACGATACAGCAGTGGACGAAATCGACGACCTGACTCCCCGCCAACAGGCTCACTATCAGGCGCTAGAGATAATCGTTGATGCGTTTGGCTTATTTGACCAGTCAAGCGGTCCAGACGGCGCCCATTACATCCCTGAAAACGAAAACCCTTTTGCTGAAGAGGGTCTCATGTGTGCCAACTGTTGCTTCTACGAAGGCGGACAAGCATGTGAAATCGTTGAAGGGCAGATTGAGCCGATGGCTCTCTGCAAACTCTGGGTCATCAAAGCAGACCTAATCGAAGAGGACATCCAAAAGGCTTCCTACACCCCTCCAGAAGCCGTCAGTAACGCCGCAAAACAGGCACTGAAGTGGATAGCCGACGGTCAGGCTGGCGACGGTTTCACGGCTACAGGACGCTACAGAGCAGAAACCCTCGCTGCTGGCGAAGCGGTAAGTCTGGACACAATCAAGCGGATGAACTCATACTTTGCCCGCCACGAAGTGGACAAACAGGGCGAAGGCTGGGACAGTTCTTCAGACCAATACCCATCGGCAGGTCGTGTGGCATGGGCTGCATGGGGCGGCGACGCTGGCTGGACTTGGGCTAAATCAGTGCTTAACTCTGAATCAGTTGAAAAGCGCCAGTTTGGGTCCCGTTCCGCAGCGGGCAGTTACGCAGCACAGGTTCGATGGGGACGCAGAGGCGGCGATGCGACTGCACCTTCAAAGACAATCAGCAAAGACCAAGTTCCCTCTTATGTGAAAAGCCTTGTTTCTGGCGACGGCACCGAGGACCTCGGAGAGGTTCAAATCGCTGGCACTCCTTTCTTTGCCGAACAGAGAGGCACCAAAGACCGTGAGGACATGCCTCAGGTCCCCACAGCCCGCAAAGCCGAATTCATTGCAGATGTCGAAAGCCAAGGTTTGACGGTGTCCCATGAATCAGTGGACCCAGCCACCTTGAAGGCAACTCAAAGAAACATCAACGGTAAATCTTCCGCTGAAATCCTCGGCAGAGAATCAGCCAGAGGAGATAAAGCGTTCTCGGCAGACCCAGTCGGGTCAATCGTTGTTTCTTCAGATGGTTTCGTCATGGACGGTCACCACCGTTGGGCTGGCGCAGCCCTCGGTTCGACCATGCGACCAACAAAGATTTCCATCATCAGAATCGGCGCACCACAAAAAGAACTTTTGAATGTGATGGATAAATGGGGCAGTGAAAACGGTATTCCCCGCCGTGGCTTCGGAGACCAGTCTTACACCGTAGGTAAGGCACTGGTATTTGCTGAAGCATGTGAATTAGCCTTGGCTGCTCAGAAGGAGTTCCTCGATGCCAACAATTAACAACCTCGTTGCCCAAGCCCAATCATGGATTGACGGCACCCTTCAGTGGGACGACATGGACCCAACCGTCCAGACAGTCATCGACGAACTAATCGCTGAAGAAGAAGGCGTTGAAAAGGGTGACCCAACTTCCAGCGGAGTCCATGTAGACGGCGTCAACTGGAAAACACCTCAAAAGAAGAAGAAGCCCGCCGCAGATGCGATGGACCTGATTCACAAAGCCAACGAAGAACAAAAGTTCACTCTCGGTCCTTGGTACATCCCTAACAAAGAAGATGCCCACGGCGAATGGTCAGACGCTGACGAACTCCAGAAGGCTCTCTGGGACTATGTCCGCCTTGGTGACCGTGACATCCGCCTTCAGCACAACACAGACATCGTGGCGGGCGAATGGGTCGAAGCCATGTCTTTCCCTGTCCCCGTAACCCTAAACATGAAGAAGGCACAGGGCGATTCGAAGGAAGTGACCTACCCAGCGGGCACCGTTTTCCTCGGGGTCAAGTGGAACGACTGGGCTTGGGACATGGTCAAGGAAAACAAAATCACAGGATTCTCTATCGGCGGCTCAGCAGCCCGTGTCGAAATGGGCATCCCCACAGACAGCGGTTTTGGCGGTGTCATCAAGAACCGTTTCTCAACCGCCAGTGTTGCTGCAGAATACGCAGAGCAGTTAAAGGCTCAGCGGACCGCTGCACAGAAGGAAGCAATTCCTTTCAGTGAACAATTGAAGGACGCAGTCCGCAATCTCATCAGTGGCGTTCCTGCCGAAATTGTTGAGCCACAGCCCGAGCCAGAAGTGTCAAAGTCGATTGTCATCGACGGAGTCAAGTATGCGATTGTTCCATTGTCGAAATCGTTCAA